CGGCAGCTTGATCCAATTGCAGTTCCTTGCAAGGTGTTAATTAAGGCGCAGTTTCAGATCCCGAAAAGCTGGACGAAAAAAAAGAAGCTGCAAGCAGAGCAGCGCGAAATTTTTCCGGGCAAACCTGACATTGATAACGTGGCAAAGATCGTTCTTGATGCGTTTAACGGTGTGGTATTCGAGGATGACGCTCAGGTTTATGAGTTGCGAGTGCTAAAGGGATACGGTGATCCATGTCTCAGCGTTGCTGTTGCTTGGTAAAGAAAACCCCAAGCAAATTAATTGAAACCAAAGAGGAGAAGTGAAATGCCATACACAGAACAAGGCACAGGTTATCAGGGCACAGACACCAGCAAGGCTGCTGCAGTGTCGGGTGCTGGGCGCAAGGTCACGCTGCGTGATCAGGTGCTAGAATTACTGAAGTCTTCTTTGCTGCCGCTGAGCAGTGAAGAGATTGCTGCGAAGTTAAACCGGCCATACGGTAGCATACAGCCCCGGATCTCTGAGCTACGCAATGCCGGTAAGATCTATGACAGCACCATGCGGGGCAAGAGCCAGTGGGGTAAGTCTTGCATTCTATGGCGGGCGTTCAAATGAGCGACATCAGAAGCTTGTACATCAAAGGCGATACGGCTGTGTTTACCTTCTATGCACACGGTCAGAAGTGGGAAGAGCCTGCGAAGAAGTGCAGTACGTGTCACGGCAATGGCGAAGTGACAGCCGAGAAGGCGGTTGTTGATTACGTGAACGGTGGCTTCTTAGATGAATGCATTGCAACCTGCGAAGACTGCGACAGCTACGGCTGGGTGCCTGACTATGGGCCGGAGGAAGAGTAGGCCCGTAACGTGCAAGGGCTGCGGGTTCTTGCATGACTTAAACCTAGATGGCTGGGTCATCTTGCTTAGCGGCGAGTTGATCTGCGCCAGTAACCAAAAATGTTGGGAGACTGTTTGTGACTTACATCGAAGAATTAAAGAAAAGAAGCGCGCAGATATTGGAGAGCCGGGCGCAGTTGCGCGGGCCCGCGAACAGGCTGTACGAGGCGCTAGCCCAGAGGTGGAGCCAAATCGCTGGCGTACCTATTAGCGCTGAGCAGACATGCCTTATGCTGGCTGACATGAAGATAGCCAGAGAGATCTACGGCAAGCATGATGAAGACAATGTCGTGGACTTGGTGAACTACGCATATCTCTATGCAGATTTGGCGCAGGAAACGGCGCCTGATGCACAGACACGTGCTGCGATTATTGACACGTTGTCGCGCATAAAAAAAGAGGATTGACAAATGCCGATACGTCGATACGCTAACGCGAGGCCGCTAGGCCGAGATAACAGTGATTACACTGTAAGTGATTACAGTGCTAATACATACAGTGCTAAGCATAGTGATTACTGTGATTACACGGAAGATTACTCTAATATAAATAACACTGTAAGTGATTACAGTGTAAGCGCAGACAGTGTATTACTGTCGACGCTTGTGAAAATGTCACCGGCCTACAAGGCAGGCAAGGCAGCCAGCATTGCCGATCCGCTGGGGCACAGGTTGAGCAAGATCCTGCGCAAGCTTAGGCCTAAGATGAGTAATGATAGATACATTGAGATTGTAACTTCCCTGTCTGCAATGGAGCCGCTTGATCAGGCGCAGTTCTGTCACATCATTGAGGAGAGGTTCAATGAAGATAACCAAGCTTGAAGATCTGCACAGGTGGACGGTCACAGATTTTGATGAGCTTTTTTTGGAAGCTGCCGAGACTGAGCGCAGCTTGCCCTCAGCCTTTCGTAAGCAGAAGATGTCTTCTTGGCCTGACTACGTGCAAAGCTGGAATGCGTATGGATGGACAGAGGCGGGGCCGGTTAGAGTTGCGCCAAGTGCTGCAGAAGTAGATCGGCTGGATCTTGCGATGGATCTGGGATTGCGGATGCCGACAGAGGACAGGCAGATTGTCTGGGCTGTGGCGCATAGTGCAGTCGGTAGCGGCAGAGGGCCAAAGTGGACAAAGCTGTCAAAGATGCTGGGATGCTCTCGGCATACGGTCAAAGCAGATTATGCTGCTGCATTGATTAGACTGACTTGGATTATCGATCCCAAGCGAGCGCGTGTTATGTCGGAAGGTACGCGGCCAACGAACAGACCCGGTCAATTCTTGCCACCGAGGCCGAGAAAGTATGATTAGGCTAGGTGGGTCTATGAAAAAAGAAAAGCCCCACTCAGGGGGCTTCTCTGTGGCTGTGAGGGCGTGTTGCGGTTAAAGGATACCGGCGAAGAACAGGCCGACGAACAGCAGGCCGAAGAGTGAGAGGGCACCGATGATGTCACCGATGATGCCCAAGCTGTCTTCCATGTCGCGCATCAGAGCGCGCAGTTTATTAAGATTGTTCATAGCGATGTATAAGCAGTAAATGACGTTGTATTTTTTGCTCCATGTTGTAAACGTAGATTGCATTTTCTTTGCGGCTGGCATCGCGGCTGTTAATAGAAAAACATTTCTTGCAGAACATTTCTTCTGGCGCTTTGCTTATTAAATCAAGCCCAACTTTGTAACCACGAAAGCTGCGGCCATTGCATGATGAGGCATTACCGAAAACGTTGTGGTAAACTCCTGTGCTGCTGCGTCCAACGCTCATAAGAAAGTCACCTTTACTTCTATCATTGTCTCACCGTCAGCAGAGTGTGTGCCGATGTAATTGTCGGGATCAGCTTTGATGCCATGCTCGGCAAGGATGCGAGTAACAGCCTCAGAGACTTGCAGTTGAGACATAGCATCCATGTTGTGCCAGTCGAAGGTATAAGTAGCAGTGCCAAAGTTATTGGTGGGTGTAGGTGCGTTCATGATGCTTCTCCATCTATCCAAGACTTGCATTCAGCTTCAGTAGCAAATGAAGCAACCATCAAGGGAACGGTGCCAAGGCTCCAATCCTCAAACCTATTAGGATCAATGATTTGCCAGATTACACCAGCAGCATCGTAAGTCTTGTGTAGGAAGTTTCCATGAAGGGCTTCAAGAACGTAACCTTTGTAAGTCATAGCTTTTCTCCTCATTGTAGCTAACACGTAGATATGACAGATACTGTTACATTGCAAGGGAGCAGAACAAAAAAGTTATTTTTCCTTGCTCAGTGTACCGAAATACGATAACACTTGGATATAATCGGCAGAACTTTGGGCCGGTTATTCTACCTCATGGATGAACCCTCCTTGATACTAATCAAGAGAACTTGCCTCGCTCTCAGCAGCGGGGCTTTTTTTTGGAAAGAACAATGAAACGCGTTACAAAAGCAGTCATGCAAAAGATCGTGGATAGATTAGCGCAAGGCGAAACACTCGTGCAGATCGTCAAAGATCCAGATATGCCAACTTACAGAGCAATCACAAAGGCTGCAGTGCGCGACGAGGAACTGTGGGAAATGTACCGGCAAGGCAGAGTAATGCAGGCCGAATACTACACAGATCANATCAATCAGCTAGCGCTCTCGCCACTGCCAGAGTTCGATGACAACAGGTTAGCCAATGCTGAAGTGCAACGCCGCAGACTGGAGATAGACACGCTCAAGTGGACGCTNGGAAGAAACCAGCCNTGGGGTATCCGGGATAAGAAAGAGGAAGCGCCACAGCANCAAGCCATCACAATATCATGGGCAGGCGGTGATGTAGCTGTCAGCGCACATGACGAGGACAGCGTGACAGTCAGAACGCAGCAACAGGAGATCGTTAAACACTAGGGATATGGGGGAATGTGTGTGTATATCACATCCTGATCGAGACCGAGCTACGCGCGAGAAGGCCACCCCCGGCGTTTGGTTTTGAAATACTATATGTTGTGGTTTGAGCAGTCAGCGGATAGGGCGATTTGCTAAGTGCTTGATAACAAACAATTGCTTAGGCGCATAATAGTGATTATGTTAAATTTACGACCCGCCGACCCCTACCCCCCGCAGAACCGCCCGCCACCTGCATACACGTAATATACCTGCACAGGAGTGTCTCACACACACGTTGCCATGGAACCTAACACACATGCATTC